ATTTCAGAAGACTCTTACATTAGATTCTGGACTAGAATATCAAATTAGCTTACTTAATGCTTGGGAAGGTATTAGGTTAGGGAACCAAATTAAAGGTGTTATCTTACCCCTCTTTGGAGGCACTATAGATGGCATTAATAGTTCAGACGACTTTATCAGTCAGTCAACCCCATTTACAAACATTGCCATCACCTTATGTGACCAACTAGACAAGGTTCAGTTGGAAGGTGTTATAGGAGCCTTGTTGAAAGGTTTAGTCCTCAAGGAACAAGGTAAAGCTCCTAAAGACTTAAACCCTACATCACCTGCATTTGAAGAACACTTTATGGCTAACTACGGAGAGTTAATTGAAGTGCTTGCATTCTCGTTGAAGGAGAACTTCGGCAGCCTTTTTACGGGAAAAGGTATTCATCTCCGTTTAATGGAAGCAGTGACGGGAATGGGAACACCTTCTACAAAAGAGTAGAGAAAGCAATAAAGGATACCAGCTCTCTTGGTGAAGAGGACTTATTCATATACTACATCTATATGAGTCCTAATAATAAAGAGAGCCACTACTACTTGAAGTATAATACAACTCTTGAAGAGCTACTTCAATATAAAGAAGTCTTAGAGATTTACAATGATCTAGAGGTAGCTAAATACAAAGACACTGAACCTAAGAATTAAAGAGGTGCAAGATGGCAAGTAATGTAGAAGAGTTTCTGATAGAGTTTGGGTTTGATGGAACTAAAGCCCTAAAGGATATCGGTAAGTTCTTCAAAAAAGTAGAGAAGATGGCTGACAAGTCTAAGCCTAAGATTAAGTTCACCCCAGAGGCTAGAGACACCAGAAGAGATTTTGACACCCATATAAAACAGTACAAGAAGTTTGTAAAGCAGAGGGATAGGGTAGACGGTCAAGTAGGCAGGTTTGCAGAAAGTCGTAACATGGCTCTTGTTAGAGGTCAGGATCCTATGTTTGCCTCTAGGGTAGAGCAGAGCTTCAAGAGAGCTATCACAGAGGGTGATGTAAGGACAGCGGCTAGGCTACGGAGAGAGATAGCTGAGGTAGCCTCCAACTACAGAAAAGCTGCTAGGAATGCTGACCTACTAAAGACTTCTCAAAGAGGCTTACAAGACTCTACAAGGAATATGATAAGGTCTTATGCCAGCCTATTCGCCCTATTGGAAGGCACTCAAAGTATTAACCAAGTAGGTCAAAACTTTCAGACCATGAGGGCGGGCATGTTAGCAGCCTCAGACGGCGCAGAAGCCGCTGCTGAGGATTTAGCCTTTGTAGATGAGCAAGCTGTAAGGTTAGGCTTAAACTTGAAGCAAACTGCCAAGGATTTTGTTAAACTTCGTGCAGTAAATAAAGACTTCACGGACGACCAATTGCAAGAGGTGTTCTTAGGTATCGCCGAGACTGGGACCGTATTAGGTTTATCTGCTGACGATATTACAGGAAGCCTTCGCGCAGTTCAGCAGATTATGTCCAAAGGGCAGGTAATGTCTGAGGACTTTAAAAATCAGTTAAATATAGCTGCTTAATCGAGAAATCGGTTATGAAAAATCCATCTAATTGCGGGAAACTCTCGCTAGGTCTTGACTACTAGATGTTCAGGCTGTAACATGAGCCTGTTACCAGCATCAGTAACAATGTTAAGAATAGAGACAATCCGCAGCGAAGAATCTATGATTTTTAGTAGATTAACGTTCAACGATCAGGGCATTGCCCGTACACTACAAGCTATTGGTAGTGGAAATGGTGGACTCCTAAACAGTAAGGCTGTAGGAGAAGATATGATCTAGTCTGTGTGGAGACATACAGCAGTATTAAATTACTGGGGGTGGGCGTAGCGTCTCACCTTTAATAAAACGTAGCAGAACGCCTACCTGTAGCATTCAGAGCTTTAGAAGCTGCTACAGGTAAAACCCTCCCAGAACTTCGAAAGATGATGGAGATGGGAGAGCTAGGTGCTGATGTAATGCCAGCATTCGGTACAGCTTTGAGGGAAATAGCTAACCAAGGTGGAGCCTTGGAAACTGTAATGGATTCGGCTAGGGTAACTCAGTCTAGATTCATTACTCAATCCCAGAAGGGTGCAGACTTGATATTCAAGTCAGGCTTTGAGGAAGGTATTAGCGAGCTTTTCAAGACCCTCACAGAGGGTTTCAAGGACTCTGAGGAAGGTCTAAAAGGTTTAGGTAAGACTTATCGACTATTTTTCAATATCGTAAATAATATAACCAAAGCACTTGTCTTCGTACTTAACGAACTCTTTACGGTTCTTGGTGATGTAAGTGATGGTATTGAGATGGCTTTCGGTAAAGGCTCTATTGGAGTCATTACAGCTTTCGGGGCTGCTGCCGCTGTTGCCTTATCCCCACTACTTAGAATAGTGACAGCCATCACGATAGCGTTAGATGAGATATCAGCTTTATTCGTGAAAGGTAAGATAGGTGTTGTAGAGAAAGCTCTTGGGATGGACCTCTCAGGAGAACAGTTCAAGGATCAAAGGTTCGGAGCATTAAGTGCCTTCCCTGCCTTTGCTGCTATAAATGCAGGTATGGATATGTTAACCCCTAGTACACCTACAGCCACGCCTACAACTACTGCACAAGCCCCTGTACAGAACATAACACTGACAGTTAATGAAGATGGTAGCGGGACATCTAGGCAGATTATTCAAGAGACATTAGGCGGTGCTATGCACCTCCCCAATTAGGAGACTTTATGAGTCAATTTTTTATAGAGTACAGGGGAGAAGGTGGAACCGTAGAATACTTCGAGTTAAGTGTCACCACCGATGTTAACCTTTCTTATATGGGGAACCCCACCCAACACCCTGTAGAAGATGGCACTGTAATTACAGATCAGATTCAGAACAGGAACGTCTCTTTGTCATTCCAAGGTCTTATCACTGATGTCAAGAACATCACTATAGGGCCTATTATAGCTTCTACAGATGACCAGAACCAGCAGTTAATCACCCAGAGTCAAAGGTCCGTAGAGGATAACTTGGAAGGTTTAGTGAGGATAAGGAACTCTAGGAGGCTGTTCTCAGTCTACTACGACTTTAGGCAACCTCCTGTAGATAATTGTGTGTTCACCAACTTATCCTTTGATAGGGACCCTGAGACAGGGGGAGCTTATAGAGCTTCTATGGACTTTCAGCAAGTGCAGCTTAGTGAGAGGGCTAGGGTAGTAACTCAACCAGAACCCCAACCTAGTGTAGAGAATCAGGTAGAGGGTAAGACTAACTCGTCTAGTAACAGTACTGATGAGGCTACTACGGAAGAGTTACGTGAAAGTATCCTACTCAGGACAAGTGGCAGTCTAGAAAGTTTCATTATAGGAGACTCAGATGGCAATTAAAATACGTGTACCTGACTCTGCTTATTCAGAGCAGCAAGTAAACCTAGCTGATACAGTCTTAACCTTCACCCTCAAATTTAACTCTAGGAACTCTGCTTGGTATTTAGGCATTAAGGACGCTGCTAACACCTCCGATGTCAAGACAGGTATTAAGGTAATGCCTAATCAAAACCTTACTGGAAGATACTTAATTGACGAACTACAGAATGGTAACATCTGGTGTCTTAGGCAGCAATCCACTTTTGACGACATTGATAGAGAGAACTTAGGTATTAATGAAGCTTACGGCCTATGGTACTTAACTTCCTCAGAAGAAGAGGAATTACAGATAGATGGCGTTATTCAACTATGATCGTAGGTACTCCCTCTCCATAGGGGGAGAAGAGACTTACCTAGAACCTCAGAAAGAGTTCTCAGGAACTCCCTTAGAAGAAGGCAGTACTTCACTATCTAACAGTGAAGTCAATTTCAGGAGTCAGAAGGAATCTAATGCACTTGAGATAACTGACCTACAAATGCAAGCAAGTATAGTAGGTACTAACCGAAACGCAGGTACAGACCTTGTAAGTGCTACCATTAAAGTTTATAATATGGGTGAGGGTACAAGGAACTTTGTATCTAAGGTCAACTCTAACGTAATCCTCAAAGCTGGATACGAGAGTGACCCAGAACTCCCCATCATTTTCTCAGGTCAAATTGTTGAGGTAGATACTAAGAGAGTAGGGAGTGACCAAGTAACAACTATACGCTGTAAAGATGGCTATGTACCTCGTAATACAGTAAGAATAAGTAAATCCTACGAGAACACTTCCTACCAAGACATTTTCGGAGACCTTGCAGATATTTGGTCTGCCAACGGTATAAAATACTCTAATGTCACCCTCAACACTGACCAAACTCCCCTTATACTTCCTTTACCCCCTTCTGCACTAATAACGGATTGGTCCTACGAAGGGTATCTAACTCAAGCTATGGACGACCTCTGTAAAGAGTTAGACTACGAATGGTTTATAGTGAATTCTACACTGTACGTACAGCCTAGGAGGTATAGAGACTTAATCTCTGTAGCCACCCTTAATTTGAGCCAGATAAAGTCTTTGAAAGACCAGCAAGACAACTTTAGGTCTCAAAGTACTGATGCTGATAAGAAGGGTATTTTGGTTAAGACTTTCTTAGATGGCAGGTTAGACCAAAGCAAGAGGTTGGTAATCTCAGAGGGAGATAGGTCAGGTTCTTATAAAGTAGTGTCAGTCTCACACACCTTAGATTACAGAGGAAGAGATTGGGACACAGAATTAGTTTGTGAGGGTATAACTTAATGATAGAACTTTATACAGTCATAGACAGTCACATAAAGAATTACGACAGTCAGTTATTCACTGCAATGCCAGCTAGAGTGTTGGAAGTGGTGTCAGAGAGTGGTATCAAGTACGTTAACGTACAACCCTCTTTAAACAAGAAGTATACCGATGGTTTAGTCTCTAAAACTCCCGTAGTTAGAAAAGTCCCTGTAGTGTTTCCGTCAGGG